ACAAACGTAATGGACTTACGTGGACGTTCACTTACAGAGACAGACCTAAGTAAAGCGGCTGTAATTATCGGTAAAGGTTACGGAAAAGCGACAGATGCATTTATGCCTATCGGTGTACAAGCAGACTTCTCTAACAACTTCCTAGACCGTCAACGTGCTATCATGCCGACAGCTCAAGGTGGAATGTCAACGGGTATCGCTGTAACTGAGTTCCTTTCTAGCCGTGGTACTATCAAGCTTCATGGTTCAACAATTATGGAGAATGACAACGTGTTAGTAGAGAACCGTTTACCGCAACAAAACGCTCCAGTACCTCCACAATCTGTGGCAGCTGTAGTTAAGAGCGCCGCTGGTGGTAAATTCCGCCCAGAAGATATCGCTACTCAGTCTTATAAAGTAGTAGTATATTCTGACGAAGCTGAGTCTGTTGCTTCAGATGCTGTTACAGCAGCTGTAACTAAATCAGACGATGCAGTAGAGTTAACTGTAACTTTACAACCAATGTATCAAGCACAACCACAATTTATCGTAATTTATCGTCAAGGTGCTGAAACTGGTCATTACTTCCAGATCGCTCGTATCCCAGTTTCTAAAGCTAACGATAGCAACCAAATTGTGTTCACAGACAAAAACGAAACTATTCCAGAAACTACAGATGTATTCGTAGGAGAACTTTCTCCACAAGTTCTTAGCTTGTTAGAATTACTTCCTATGATGAAGCTACCATTAGCTCAAATGAATGCTACTGTAACGTTCTCTGTATTATGGTATGGAGCTCTAGCGTTATATGCTCCTAAGAAATGGGTTCGTATTAAGAACGTTAAGTACATCCCTGCTCTAGCAGCTGACGTAACACTATAAGCTGATAATATCATATAGCTAACTGAATAAACAAGTAAATAAGGGGCAGACAAAAATCTGCTCCTTATTTTTTTACAAAAATGACGATCTGAAAAGGAGAGAAATTCAATGTTAATTAACGAAACTTTAGCAAATAAAAAACTAGCAACGCCATACGGTGAGATTACATTTAATGAGAAGGGTGAATCTAAGGACCTTAAGGGAGAGCAGGAGAAGGTTTTAGGTAACCTACCGGGCTTTACTATTAAAAATGAAACAAAAGCTCCTGCAAAGAAAGCAGAGCCTAAAGAGGAAGAAAAGGTAGAAGCAAAAGCGGCTCCTAAGAAACCTGCTACAAAGAAAAACTAATGAAAGGTAAGGGGATATATTATGGCAGAGAACTTTGGTAACCCTTACGATCACAATAACCCAAAAGCTATTGATATCGCAGATGTGAATAAATATACACTGGATGACTATGGACTATCGGTAGATGCTGTTAAGCTAAATCACTTCGGGGTAAGTGTTACAGACCCTCGTACAGGTGAGCATTTGCCAGACGCTTTCTACAAGGCAAAGATCGAAGCAGCAGTAGCTCAAGCTGAGAAGATGTTGGATATCGTTATCCTACCAAGACTTCTTCAGGAGCACCATGACTTCTATTCTAATGACTATGGTAGTTACACGTTTATTCATACATTCCATAAGCCGATCTTACAAGTAGAGGCAGTAACGCTAGAGTATGGAGCTGGGACGCTCTATAACTATCCGACTAAATGGTGGAAAGTCTATAACCTTCCGGGACACCTACAGATGATGCCAAATACTTTACTATCTGGAGGTTCAGATGGCTTATCGTTATTCCAAGCCTATTCTGCGTATCCAATGATTACAGGTATACCGGGTACAGTAGGTAACGATTTTGCTCCTCAAATGCTGCACGTAAACTATGTAGCAGGCATGTTACCTCCGACTAGAAGCGGTGTAACAGCTCCTAATGAGATGCACCCGGACTTATGGAATATGATCATTAAGCTAGCACTTAAAGAAGTATTCGAACAATGGGGACGATTAATCATCGGAGCCGGGATTGCTAACATGTCTATCAGTATTGACGGTGTAAGCCAATCTATTGATACAACACAATCTGCTATGTATGGTGGAGCAAGTGCGGATATTGTACAGCTAGACCAAGATATTCAAAATCTATACAAAGGATTAAAGTCTTACTACGGTAATAACTTAGGACTTATCTAAAGGAGGGGTAACAAATGGCAGAAGCACCGGGTATTTTAGGTAACATGTCCACCGCTGGATTGCGTACAGATATGTTAGATGTAACAACTAACTCCATGAGTATCCCTACCCTTTGGGAAAAGTCTTATCTTTGTCCTTGTAGAAATAAAGCAACAAAGCAGCCTAACCAAGCTTGTAACAGGTGCCACGGGAGAGGGATTGCGTATCTCCCTCCTAAGCCTGTAAAAATTATTATCCAATCACAAGAGAAGGGTGTATTTAACGGTGATCTAGGGTTAATGGATGCAGGTACAGCTATTGGTACTCCAGCGGATAGAACATTTAGAGCAGCATTCAGAGATCGTATTACGGTCCCTACAGCGCTTGTATCACAGTCATTCCTATTTGATGTTTCGGAGAAACGTATAAAAAGCGGATTCTACATGGTTTATGACGTTAAAGAGATTGAATTTGCTACTACAGTCGATTCAGAATTAGTCGAGGGTGTAGACTATACAATCGATGTCCATAAAAACCTATTCTTCCCTAAAGAGCATTTGGAAGGGAAAATGGTCTCTATTAATATCCTAACAACTCTGCGCTATATGGTTGCCGATCTTCTTAAGGAACATCGTTATGCACCTGACCAAGCTAATAAACTAGTAAGAACCCCTCAAAAACTTCTACTTAAACGAGAAGACTTGTTTATAGACAAGGAGTCGTTCGAGATAGGCGTGAATGATGCAGAGGTAGGGGAAATGGTCGATACGAAGAGAAAACCTTCCACAGACGGGCTTAACGGCTTCTTTAGAAATGGTGGTAACTAATGGGTAGAAAACCTAAGCTATTTCAAAGTAAGCAGAGTATTAAGTCCGCTATGGAGCGGATTGGTAACACATTAATAGAGAAGACATTAGATGCAGGTATGAAGGCAATTAAAGAGCAAAAGCCAGATAACATTAAAGCTAAACGTATGCCTAAGTATTTGGAAGTTACAGAAGAGCGTATGAATAAGCTAGGAGTTATTGATCTAAAGCCTTATTTTTCTAAGAGTTCACACAAGATTAGAAAGAAAGGTGGAGGCTGGTATATACGAGTACCTATTCCTAGACGAAAGAAAAATATGTCTAGTCGTATGTACAATCAATTACGATCTATTAATATAGCTCCAGACCAGCAGCGTACAGTCATCTCAGATTACCTATATGATAGAAGACGTGAATCGGGCTCCTCAATGCTCAACTATGAGCCAAAGAGTTATAATGTAAATAAACAGCGTACAGGTAAGCGCAAGCATACGTACGTGGCATACAGAACTGTATCAAATGAATCTCCGCCGAGTAGCTGGATTTTAAATAGAGACAAGGTGAATGAATCCGATACATCTAAAACATTTATTAAGAACGTAGAACGATTAATGAAATGGAAGATGAAAAACGGGTGGGATTGATCAGTATAGGAGGGAAGTAAACCGTGCTACCTAGTATTGATACGTATTTATATAACGAATTAGAAGAGAAAATGCAAATTATCCTATCGAACCGCTATATTATAGAGGAAATATTAAAAAGCATTCAACCAGATATAGCTAAGAACTTTATAAGGGCGTATACGGGCGATAACGCTAGGGAAATTCCTATCGTATACACAATGCCCCAAGATAAAGAAACCCAACAGGGAGCTATCTATATCGGTCTTAGAGAAGGTGCAGAATCAAAGACAAGCCTAGGAAACATTGAGGGTATCTACGAATTTAAAGAAGATGGAATGGAAAGAGAATACTCTACCATTCAGGCAGAGGAAGGCAATAAACGCTGCTACTTCGAAGTTACATACAAGATCGGAGACCTAAACAATGTAGAGGGTATTGAATTTGCACTTAGCGATAACGTTCATATTGAGCAGAATCGCATTTACTTTACTTACGACCCAGCACTAGTAGGAAGTACTCACAGAGTTAACTACATATCAGCAGCAGGAGAGGAAGTAGGTCTTAAAAAGGGTTTCACAGCTACAGAGATGTACTCCATTCTAGTTGTCTCAACCAACATGGATACAGTCCGATGTATTGACTTGATTGTAAAAGCTATTCTGATTTTAATGCGGAGTAACGATGAAGAGCTTAGCAGCTTTTTATTACAAAAATTGCAGTTTGGTCAAATAGAGGAAGTTCCAGTGGGGACAGATGACAACCCGGAGATTTTATATGGTAGAGAATCCATTGTAACTTACACAACCTCCTACAGTTTGGATGCTCCAATGCTAGATACAGTATTGAAGGAAATTGACCTTAAAATTAACTACGATACGGAGGGACGTTAAAATGGCTGAAAAGAATAAAAAAGATGTAGAAGTTTCTGAGAAAAAGGAACAGGAGCAAAAAGAAGTAGAGGCTCCAAAACCTTATATCCATGTAGACACATTCTTACAAACTGCTATCCCGTTGTTTGGTTTATCTAAAGTGCAGGCAGCAGGTTTTAAGGCTATGATGCAAGGTCGGCAGTATCAAACTGACGAGCAAGTATTCGTAGATGAACTAAAGAAACACTTCAAAATTGACTAAATTATTTAAGTAGAGAGAGGATGACATAAATTATGGCAACATCTTACGGTTTCGATCGTCAAAGACCAAGAACAGAAATTTTCTTGGATGCTAGTTCTTTAGGAGCTGCAAACACTCGTTCAGAAAAGCCCCTAGTGCTTATCGGTTCAGCTAATGGTGGAGAGCCAAACGTACCACACGTTATCTCTAACTTTGCTCAAGCTCGAGAATTATTCCGTAGCGGAGAGCTATTGGACGCTATCGAGATGGCATGGAACCCTTCTCCGAACATTTCAGGAGCAGGTAAAATTATCGCTATCCGTTCTGACCAAGCTACACAAGCAAAATTAACTCAAGGTGCCTTAACATTCACTTCTAAGCTTTACGGCGTGGATGCTAACTCTATTCAGGTAGAAATGGCAGACAATACGCTTACAGGCTCTAAACGTGTCTCTGTGTACTTCACAAAAGAGCGTTATGAAAAAGTGTATGATAACATCGGTAATATCTTCACTGTACGTTACACAGGTACAAGCGCTGTAGCTACAGTAGAAGTACAAGTAGATAGCTCTTCTAAACTAGCTACTAAGTTAATTCTTAAAGCTGGTGCAGATGCAGGTACCGCTACTGCTGTCCGTACGTACGAGCTAGGAGTAGGTGTTTACGAAGACGTTCACGTACTAGTAAATGATATCAATAACCTACCAGATTTCGAAGCGAAGATGATTGTTTTAGGTGGTAACAAAAACATCGATACACAATATCTTGATGCTTTAACAGCTGGAGACATCAAAGGTAAAGACGTAACGGTAAAAGCTATCGGTGCAGATTTACAAGCGCAATTAGCTAATGACAGCTATGTAGAAGTTAGCGTAGATCGTACTCAAGCAGTACCAGCTACAGTTACACTTTCTAGCTTATCAGGTGCAAAAACAGAACCAGCTCCTGCTTCATGGGCTAGCCTATACGAAGCGATCAATGGTCTAGATGCTTACTACATCACACCATTAACATCTGATGCAGCTATCCACGGAGAGCTTTCACAGTATCTACGTGATGAGTCTAACGCTGGTATGCATCAACGAGGAATCGTTGGTGGAGGATTAGGAGAATCTGAAGACGAACTTCGTTCTCGTCAAATGAACCTTCGTAACTCCCGTGTAGGGGTAGTAGGTGACTCAGGTACACGCCGTATGGCAGATGGACGAGTTTATAACTTCCCTGCTTACATGTACGCTGCGTTAGTTGCAGGTATCGCTAGTGGACTAGAAATCGGAGAGCCATTGACTTACAAAAAGGTCAATATCGAAGGGCTAGACCGCAAGTTTACTGGAGATCAGCTTGACCAATTAAACAACTCAGGAATCATCATGACGGAGTTTGTACGTACTCGTACGTCATCTCATTTCCGTATCGTAAGTGACCCAACTACTTACAATGTATCCACTGAGCCAGTACAAAACCGTATCTCTTTAGGAGAGGTTTCTGACTTCTTAACTACAGAGCTTCGTGAGGTATTGGATAACGAGTTTATTGGTACACGTATCCGTAGCACTTCAGCCTCTATCATCAAAAACCGTGTTGAGTCTTTCCTAGATCAACAAAAGAAAGTTAACGGTTTAATCGTTGATTACAGCCCGGATGACGTACAAGTTGTTATCTCTGGTAACACTGCTCGTATCAACTTAACAGTTCAACCTTCTCAAGGTCTAGACTTCATTAATGTGTTCATCACATATGAGGATAATGAACTAACAGCTTAATAGATTTAACACAAAGTAGGAGGTAAAACCTCCTACTAATTTACTAAAGAATTGGAGTGAAATTGGATGGCATCTGTAACTAACCAGACAGTACAATCCGCTAATACGGTTTACTTTATGATCAAGAATGTGCCGATTGCTCGAGCTCAATCAATTTCTGCGGAACGTAGTTTCGGTACTACAGGGGTATACCAAATCGGTTCTATCATGCCTCAAGAGCACGTTTATTTGCGTTATGAGGGTTCTGTAACAGTAGAACGTTTCCGTATGAAGAAAGAAAACTTAGCTTCTCTAGGCTTTGCCGCTTTAGGTGAAGAAGTTCTAAAAATGGACATTATGGACATCGTACTTTATGACAACTACACTCAAGAAGTAGTAGTAGCATATCGTGGATGCTCTATTGATACGTATAGTGAAAGTACAAGTGTTGGAGAAATCTCATCTGAGAGTGCTCGTTTCTACTTCCTGACTTCTGCTAACGTACGAGGATAATAAGCAAGGGGACCTATAGACGGTCTCCTTTTTTAATTATATAAATGCTATATTATACAGGAACTACATAATAGATTGGAGGCAAAAATATGACAAATCTTTTTCGTGATTACCTATATGGAAACTTTCCAGACCCAAATAAGAAGATTGAGGAGTTAGGGGATAAGCTTGAAGGTATATCTGATGCTTATGCTGGCATCCCCTGTAAAAATCTAGAAATGGTGCCAAATGACAGCAGTAAGGCATTAAGTAACTATAATATTTTACTGGCAGCAGTTAAACAGGGGCAGAAAATTTTAGTGGATAATGTTTACTATATTCAGTCACCTTATACTGTAGCAGACAGCAATACATTAGTAAATTATGATATCTCTATCGTTGGGAATAACCCGACAAAAAGTAAACTTATCTCATTAGGTGGACGCTTATTCAATGCTAAAGGTAAAGTGTTCGTTGAAAACGTAACCTTAGATTGTACCGCTCCTTCATTAACCTATTTATTTAGTTTTGTAGCCCCTTTCCGAACTGAGATTACTTTTAAAAATACTAAAGCGACAGGAAATATTCGGTTGCTTGATTCTAGTATCCCTATAAACTATGACTATGTTCAAAACGATTGTGGTATTACTAAGCTAACAATGAAGGGAAATGATTTTAAAGACGTTTATAATAGCTCAGGTTCTAGATATATTTGTAAGTTAAATGATACACCTATTACAGAGGGGTATGTAACAGACAACGAAGTTAAAGACTTTTCGTATGTGTTTCTTTACAATGGTATTTCTAATGGTAATACTTCAACAAATTATATCTATAATAATTGTGAGAAGTTTTATATCGCTAGAAATACTGTCATTAATGGAGATGATTATGACCCGACTGTGAAAAATGGAGGATATCAAGGTGGGTACTTCTGCTTTGCTTTAATAGAAGCATACAACGTTGAGTGTAGAGATAATACATTCGAGGGTATTCACATTTTCGATGCACCTAATACCGTTGTATACGATAACTACTTCTCTGTGACGGAACTTATTTATGAGAATAACATGTGGAAGAATAATGTTAACTTTACTCCTAACATTCAGTATGTCGATCTCATGAAATCAAAAATGGGTGGGACAGGTGATGGTAGTCTATTAACACGTAACTACAGAAAGAACACTTACATTGTAGAAAAAAGCTATGCTGAAAAGTTTGGAAAAGACCCGTTCTTACTACGTAAACAAATTGATACGTACCAAGAGTGGATTGATAAGGTAATCATTGAAGATAACTTCTTCGACTTGTATACTTTAAGTTTCAACCGCTTCAAGTACGCTAAAGATTATACGTTTAATAAAAATACAATCAACGTCTATACTGTTGAGAACAGTGTAAATACTCAAGCGTATATTGGTATCGTAGATTATAAGAAGGACGGAGTAAACGTTCCTAGAACGATGATTTTCTCAAATAACAACATTGACGTTAAGAACCCTCCAACAGGGAGTGCTTTAGGAACTTTAGAATCCGCTTTAATACGAAACTATTCTGGTAATGGGGATAAGGTAAAAGTTATATTCGAAAATAATTTTCTGAACTCTTATGAGATTAAGTATATCTTATCTGATGAGAGAACAGAGGCGGAGATTACAAACAACCCATGTATTGCAGATATCCGTTTTAATAACAATACTGTTGATATTAAGAAAACATCACATGTATATATAATGCAGAAGAGTTTTAAAAAGCTGAATAGCTTTAAAAATAATGAGATAAATGTGACTGTTGATAGCCCAAACTCTCTAAATGTATTCTATGAGCCGTCCACTGTAGCTGGGACAACAAGATACGCTCTACCTTTATGTTTAGGTACAGAGCTTGATCTCCAGTTTAAAGGCGATCAATGGTTACGTATACTCCCATTAAAAGGGTTAATGGACAGTAACTATAAAGTTACAATGGATATTAAAATCCTAAGTGATACGACACTAGAAGAGTTTACAATAAACTTTACACTGAGAAATGACGGAACAAATAATATTGTCGATTGCATGGGTCAGAACGTACTTACAGGAGAGTCAACATTTACTCAAAAAAGTTATGTTCTGGATGGCGTAGCAAACAAAGTGTATAGTAACTTCTATATTCAGCAAGAGAATTTCAAAGGCACAAGCACAGTGAATGTTAACATTAGTAACTCTAGTACAGCTAAAGAAATTATGCTACAGAGTAAAGCACCTAGAGCAACATTTAATAACGATAGAGTTAAAATTAAAATGACCATTTCAAAAGTATAACTAATAAGACATCCGAAAGGGTGTCTTTTTTTATTGGCTCTAACCCTTCCTATATATTACAGTTCGTTTACAATACTGTAACATTCCGGGTTTTTGCTATAAAGTGTGTTACATTAGTATAGTAATAGAAAACCAGAGAGGGGAAAGAATATTATGGGACTTAAGAAGCTTTTAGTAACGGGCGTAGCTACGTGCGGATTATTACTTGGTGGAGGTATTGCCGCTAGCGCAGCTGAAAACCAGAGTGTAGTAGATTATTTATATGTAAAAGGTGAAAACTATAGTTTTGCTCATCGTGCAGAATTAGCAGCACAGTACGGTATTGTGGGATACAAAGGTACTGCCGCTCAAAATATTGCTTTACTAGGAAAATTACAAGGAGCTCCAGTTTCTGCACCTGCACCTGCTCAAACACAAGAAGCAGCTCCAGCAGTTAAAGCCGCTACAACTACAGAAGCACAACCTAGCGGAAAAACTATGACAATGACCGCTACAGCATATACAGCAAATTGCGCTGGATGTTCAGGGATTACATATACAGGTATCAACCTAAAAGCTAATCCGAACCAAAAGGTAATTGCAGTGGACCCTAGAGTAATTCCTTTAGGTTCTAAAGTTTATGTAGAAGGATACGGAACAGCTATCGCAGGTGATACGGGCGGAGCAATTAAAGGTAACCGTATTGACATATTCATTCCAGATCAAGCATCTGCTATGGCTTACGGAATTAAAACAGTAAAAGTAACAATCCTTAATTAATAGAGGAGACATCCGAGAGGGTGTCTTTTTTTTTGTTTAAAATTTGTAGTTGACTTAAAGAAAATCTAGTTTTATACTAAAGTTGCAAATATTTAATAGGAGTTGTTGACATGGCACTTAAAGAGAAACTTACTGACGAACTAATGGAGCAGTTTGCGGAAGAGTTCCGTAGATTTCGTGAAATGACATTCGAGCAGTATGTCGCAGAGCAAATGCGATTAAGGGAGCAAGAGCAGATCAAAATGGAAAAGATACGAAACGGCTGGGGGACAAATAAGTGAGTATAACATTTACAGAAAGAAAAGCACTAGAGGAATATATTGAATACATTAAAGAAGAAAGAGCTCGTCAAACAGCTACCTATGAGGAAGAAAGAGCTCGACAAGAAGCTAGACATGCAGAACAAATGGACAAGTTAATGGAAGAGTACAGAGGCATCATTCAGCGCTTAAGTAGGCTAGATGAGATCGACAATGTACATCCTGTTCAATCAGCAGTCGTTACTCCAATTAAAACAACTTCTAAAGAAGATATTGTGAAATTAATTGAAGAGTCTGAAGAAGAGCAGGTAAAGGACCCGGAGCCAGAAGTAAAGGAAGTTACTCAGGTCCCAGATGAACCTAAGCAAGAACAAACTAAAGAGGAATCATTAGCTGAGGCAGTGGAACGTTTTAACAAACGATTCTTTGAGCCATTAAGCAAAGAGGTTGACCCAGAGCCAATTAATTATAATCATGCAAAAGAGCTAGTAAAAGATCATGAGTATAAAAAAGCTCGTAGAAATCGTAACAGCACTTCAACCCAAAGAGATGTAAAAACACTTTCTAAGGAGATTGTTTCTTTTCTAAAACAAGTAGGTAGACCCGTTAAAACATCTCAAATTATCAAACATCTAAAAGATAAAGGACATAAGATGTCATCACCGTATGCATTACTTTATCAGGCAAAAAGTTATGAGCCAAAAATACAATCCGCTAGTTTCGGTTACTATCAATATAAGTTCTAAGGCTGCTACTCATGTAGTAGCTTTTTTCTATGCTATAATAAAGATAGATTAACTAAGTACTGCTATATTACTAGTAGAGACTAATACATAGGAGGATTAAAAAATGTCTGAAAATTATGAAAACCAAATTGAAGACCTAATGCCTAAGCAAGAGCTTACTCCTGAAGAACGTGAAGCAGACTTAAGCTTGCAGAAGAAAAAAGCTGTAGATCGTATCGTTCGAGGTGTAAATGATACATTTATTAAAGATTATACATTTGAAGACCTTAACTTAAAATTTACTATTAAAATTAAAGCGCCTAACGCACTAGATATCGGTAAAATCCAAGCCCGTGCAGCTGCTTATTTAGGTGGGATGAATACATACCTAGATAATTATACAAATACAGTGTACCAAACCCTAGCAACAATTCGTACCACAGGAGTTGAAGTACCAAAAGTATTAGCAAATGACGAAGACATTTATAATCTAGATATTTTATATCAGATTGGGGTCGATTTCAAGCAGTGGCTTGACAACTTTCGACTTTGAGATAGAGAAGCTTGGTGGATTAAAAGCGCTATCTCGGACTCCATACATGCGGAACTTGTGGGCACTAATGAAGACTTTCAAAACAATGCCTACAAACCCGGATTTTCTTGCTTTAACAGATAGGCAAGTAGATTTAATGATTTATTCATTAAATGAAGATCACAGAGAAATGGAACTTGCTCGTAAAGGGCTTACTGTTGATTCTGAACACTACGATTCTAACTTTGAAGAAGAAGTATGGAACAGACAAGTCGGTGATTGGGAAATTCTTAAAGATGGACATGACCCTGATGATATTGCTAGACAAGTGGAAGAGCTTACTCGAGCTGAAGATCGTAAGAATCTTGCAATGAAATTTGACAGCCTAGAAGAGTATAATGACTACTTAGCCGCAGGCGGAAAAACAGTTCGTGAGACTGAGGTAGAGCAGTACATTAATAAACAAATCCAAGCAGCGGAAGAAATGGCTCGAAGACTTGCAGCAACAGGAGAAAAGAAAAAACTTGTAGATGATCAAGACAGACCTGAGACAGATTCAGCTCTTAGTGATCATTTACCCGACATTGATAAAGCAGCGATTGACAAATCGATTGCCCTATTTAATGCTCAAGATGATGACGATTTTAGTGCTTTGTAAAGGGGTAGGAGTTCAACTCCTGCTCCATTTTTTTATAATGATGAAGGGAGAGTGATTTACACATGGCTAAAGAGGAATTTATTTTTGATGTCGATGCCGAAACCAGTAAGGCGGTCTCCAAGCTAGAGAAAATCGAGAGATTAATGAATAAGCTAAACAGTGTACATATTAAAGGTGTAGACAATTATTCTACAACCAATCAGAAAGATATGGACAAAAATATGCGTTCCATGAGACAACTTACTAAACTTTATAGTGAGATGGACCGTGACCTTACAAATCTTCAAGCTAAGATGAGAAAAATGTCCGATGGACTTGAAGTACCTACAGGCGCTACACAAGAACAACGTGAGGAAATCGAAAAGCTAAAGCAATCTATCGTTGATCAAACGGAAACAGCAATTAAACAACAGAAGAAGTTGAGTAGGGAATATGATCATTCATTAGCAGCTTATCGTGAGTTTGCTACATTCCAACAAAATTATTCTAAAAACTTTAAGAGTGCAATTAATTCTAAAGATATTTTTAACCTCCCTTCAGGTGCTGAGTCATTCGGTGAAGCTAGGAAAACTATGCAATCTTTAGCTAGTGAAGCTGAGCATGCTGCTAGTAAAATAAGTCAAGTGACTGATAAAATCCAAGAGGTAAATAAATTAGATAGACGTGCAGATAGCCTTTCTCGAAGAGGGGCTGCATCTAAGTATATGTCCTACCAACAGGCACAAAGTTTCTCTAAGGATTACCGTACCTCTTCTCAGGATTACGTAGCTCAACGTGAAGAGAATATGAACACCATGACTCGTATAGGTCAAGAGCGTAGAACTCTTCATGAACAAGTTACAGCGATTCAACAGAACCCAGAGGCTACTAATCAAGACATAGATAAAAAGATCGCTTACCAGCAGTCAATTGAATCTATGGATAAAGAGATGGATGCTCGATTAGAGTTAAACCGTGTTCTTAATCGTACAATTAAAAATATGGAAGGCTACAACGATCGCTTAGCTAATGGTAACGTAGAAGTTAAGCCTGAACGTGGTACCCTATCTGGTATGATGTATGAACGTGCTCCGGCTATCGGTTTTGCTGCTAGTGGTGCATTCGCTGGAGTATTTGGTAGTTTATACGGTCAAGGTGCTTCGCTTAATAAAGGTATCCGTGATGATGTTGTCTCTATTGGACAGCACACAGGTATGGAAGGAGAACAATGGAGAGAGGGTATCCGTGACAATGCATTAGACGCTGGTTTATCAGATAAGCTAGGTTTTGGTGGGGCAGATATGCTTGCCTTCCAACAAAACTATCTTTCTAACAATGGTTTCGAAGGTATGGGCGATCTTAATGCTGCTATGAAAAACCAAGCTGTATTTAGTCGTACCACTGGGGTAGACCAAAATACAACAAAACAATTTTATGAAGAAGCATTCCGTACAGGAGCTGTAAATGGCACTCAAGCTAAAGATATTCAAGACGCTTTCATTGGAGCTATCAAACAGAGTGGTATGGAAGGTCGAGAAAAAGATCAGTTAAAAGCTCTACAAGGTCTAGTAGCTGGCACTTCTCGAGGTCGTACAATGTCTAATGACGAAGTAATGAATGTTATGGGACTGCAATCTGTTTTAGCTAATTCTGGAGAACGTTCTCTACAAGGGGAGCAAGGCGGTCAATTACTTTCTCAATTAAATGAAGGGATTAGAGGAGGGTTCATGGACCCTAGTGTTCGTTTGGTATTCGGACAAGGTACTGAATATCAAGGGCTAGAAGGACGTGCAGCTCTTCGTAAGCAAATGGACAAAGGTATTTCTGACCCGGAAAACGTTGAGAAGATCGCTCGTTATGCTGAGAGTCAAGCATCTACTAAAGGAGCACAAAATGAAGTATTTGCTAGCTTTGCTCAGGAAAAACTAAGTACAGATATTACGGGAGAGCAAGCTGAGAAGATAATGGAAATGTACCGTGATGGAAAACTTAGTAAGGATAGTATTGGCAAGGTTATGGGAGAAAATAAAGAAACAGGTAAAGCAGAAGGAGATAAAAAACTTGCTAACTACCAAAACTCCCATGAGGCTATCGATAATCAATCTGAGTCTACAACTGAAAAGCAAGCTACTCAGCTATATGACTTTGGAGAAGCACTACGTAAGACGAACTCAGCTCTAGGTGGATTGAATCCTGCGTTGTATGCTGGAGTTATAGCTGTAGGTGCATTTACAGCAGCATTACTAGCTTCTACAGCCTCTCTATTTGGCTCTAGTCTCTTACGAGGTAAGGTAGCTGGTAAGTTCGGTAAAGGTCCTAAAGGCGGAGGAGGCGGTCCCAAAGGTGGAGGCGGTGGTGGTACACCACCAATCGTAGATGCTAGAGGTAACCCAATCCAATCTGAAAAGAAAGGCTGGTTCGGACGTACTAAAGACACTGTAGGTGGCTGGTTCGGTCGAAACGGTACTGACACTCCTAATGTACCTAAAGGTCCAAAACCTGAAGGAACACCAAAAAGCGGATTCTTTAGCAGTGTTAAGGAGAAGGCTGGAGGTTTCTTAGGAGCTGCTAAAGATAAAACAGGTGGGTTCTTCAATTCAGCTAAAGAGAAAGTCGGAGGCTGGTTTAGTAAAGGTAAAGGCGGAGGAACATCTGGAGCCGTAGAAGGGGCAGCTAGTGGAGGTCTTAAAGGTTTCCTAGGTAAAGGTGGAAAAATCCTTGGTAAAGCTGCATTACCGTTATCCTTAGCTATCGGAGCAGGAGAAATCCTAACCGCAGAGAAAGGTAAGAAAGCAGAAGCAATCGGCTCTGTTGGAGGTGGTATCCTCGGAGGTATGGGAGGAGGATTCGCTGCTGGTGCTGCGTTAGGTTCTGTAGTTCCGGGGATAGGTACTGCTATTGGTGGTATCGGAGGCTCTATTGTCGGAGGTATAGCTGGAAGTAGTTTAGGAGGCTGGATTGGTAGCAAGTTCAATGGAGAAAAGAAATTAGAGACTCCTGAAGAAGTTGCAGCAGCTAAAGAAACTATGAGCAAAGCCTTCACTATCGGAGAAGACAAGAAAGAGGAGAAAGGCAACGTCAAAGACCAGCTGGAACGTGAAAATACTAATACAAAAGATCGTGCTGAGAATAAGCGTTTATCTAACATCGGACAAGAAAGAGAGAACTTAAAGCTTTACGAAACTCTACTTAACCGTGCAGAACAAATTCTAGCTCAAGCTCGATCACAGAATGGTATTTTCGGTAACGGGAATGGTATGAGCGGTGGAGGCGGAGACGGAGGTACTGGTGCGGCAAGTCCTGTCACAGGTAACAGCAACTCAGAAAAGGCTTGGAACTTCTTCGCTAGTAAAGGGATGTCAGAAGGCGCTATTGCTGGTATCATGGGTAACCTACAACAAGAGTCACAAATAGACCCTACAGCTCCAAACGGAGGGCTTGCTCAGTGGTTAGGACCTCGTAGAAAAGACCTAAACAACTATGCTAAGCAAACTGGCGGAGATGTTAACTCGATGGAAACTCAGCTTAACTTCCTATGGAAAGAGTTAGAGTCCGGGCAGTATGGTAGCATCGATGAGCTAAACAAGTTAAATCCGACAGAGGCTGCCAAGTACTTTGAGAAGCACTACGAAAAAGCTGGAAAACCTATGATGGAGAAACGTATTGGGTACGCTAATGATTGGTACAGCCAATACGGTAACGGTAAAAGCCCACAAGCTAAAACCAATTCCGGGACATCTAGCGTTAACTCTTCATCTAATACGAACAGTAGTGTTAAGGTTAATTCCAACATTAATGTTAACGTTAAAGGTGACGAGAAGACATCTGAGAAGCTTAAGAGTAGCAAAGAGCTACAAAGTATTGCCGATTCAGTACAGCAAAAGATTTACGGCAGTATGGGATTCCATGCGATCGAAACGAAGAGAGCGTAACAGCTCTCTTTTTCTTATATTCAAAAAATTTAGAATGTTCGTGCTATAATAGTATATGAAGGGGTTGACATATATGCGTAAATATGATAGAGGAGGAAACTAAAATGACAACGATTATCAAAAGATACCCGACCTTTCAAGTCGATTTAGTCACAGAAAAGACAAGCTATGAATTAACATATGATACAGGTAAGCAGCTTAAACAATCAGACTTTGAAGAAGCTATTATTTCCTTCAGCTGTAAGAACTCAATGGCAGATGATAGCCCCGTATTCTCCCTTGTAATCCTAGCAAAAGAAAAATGGGATGCAATGCTTAACTCAAATGATTTAATCCGTATTCGAGCAATCCCGGATAGTACAAAAGGTGTTCCAGATAATCCGTACATTATGGTAGGACTTATTTCAGATATCCATAAAGAAGGAGAATACGAAAACGGAACTCTACTTTACCGTATCACAGGTCGAGCTATGACAAAAGCTCTTATTGATTTTGAGGTAGGGGTTATTCAGGAAGTGTCTACTGTTATTCCGTCTATCGGATGGCTACCAGATACAACAGAAAAAGGATTAAAGTTTTCTGGAAATACAGCAGCAGGTATCGGTAATGAACTAATGGAACGATTTGTGTACAAGCATGCGGTATATGAATTTTCTAATGGTAGAGGATTAAAAGATTATTTAACTCACGGATTTACAAGCTGGTTAGAGGATGAAAGTCTCGCTGATGTTACCCCATTTATCAACTATGAAGGAAGTATTAGACAATTCTTGGAGGACATTACAGCTAAGCCATTTAATGAGTTATTCTTTGAATACACGCCAGATGGCAAGTGTGCTGCCGTTATGCGTCCAACACCATTCGATCAAGACAAGTGGTCGGCTCTACCTTCTTACGGATTTACTTCTGATCTAGTAGTAGAAGAATCTTTCGGTAAATCTGATTCAGAAATGTATTCCGTTTATGTTGTACAAGCACCTAACTTGTTAGAATTTAACAGTATGGATTTAGGGGTTTATCCAAAGTATCATCCAGAGTTGTTAAAAAAATACGGCTATAAGAGATTGGATGCTCAAAATAGATATTTACTTTCTGGTACTCTAGCAGGTGTGGACCCTAATACAAATGCAGCTCCAGACGCAACAGATACTAGCGGCGGAGGAACAGACCAAAATCAAGATCAACAGCAGAATGCTCAGAGCGTAAGAATACAAGAGAAGGAACCTGCAACGGACCCAGCTAAACCAACAACTGCTCAGGCTCCAGCTTTTGATGACGTAGCCAAGTATGTTACAGATAACAAATTAACGGACCCGGAAACTCTTCGTAAAAAAGGAAACAAAGTAGCTACAGATTTAATGGCTCAATTCTCTGGACTTACTGAGAATAGTGCTAAGGCAATCGTAGATGCATTAAAAGATGGAAAGTTTGATAGAGAGAAATACGATAACATTATTGCAACAACAGGTACAAAAGCTGATAAAGAATTGAGTAAAGAGAAAGGCGTAGCTAGTGAAAAGCTAGAGAAATTTACTCAAAAATTATTTAACTGGTATTGTGAGAACGCTAACTTTTATAGTGGGGATATTCGAGTACTAGGTAACCCAGCTTACCGTATCGGTACAATTGCGTTATACGAGGACTTTGAACGTAACACTATATGGGAGTTTTATATCGAGTCCATTCAGCACGAATTTAGCTTTACAAATGGCTATACTACTATATTAGGGGTAACAAGAGGTTTACCTAATAAAGGTGCTAAACGTTTCTCAAATCTATGGGGTAAAGCTGAAGATTTTAAAGGTGGTTACTTAGGGGAGAGTTCTCTAGAAGACCTTTTAGCTCAAGCTCAAGAGGCAAATGCTACACAAGGTAATTCTGGAGGAGGAACTGCGGCAGATGGAAGCTGGGGCAACATGCAAGGTTCTGGTGGAGCAATGGGGGCACTTGCTACAGCTAGACAAATGACCCAACGATCTTCTACCTATATTTTCGGCGGAGGACGTTCGGGAACAAATATCTTCCTAAGCAACCCAATTAAAGGTGACTGTTCTTCGTTCGTATGGTGGTGCTATCAGTTAAACGGTGTTACCTTAAAAGGTGGTTCCACAGGGATGAATACAGACACAATCAAAATAGACCCACAGTTAAAAGTTATTAGCCAGAGAGGTAGTTCGAAAACAGCAGCACAAGGCAAGATGCAGGTCGGAGATATTGTTTACTTCGATACGTATAAACAAGATGGACATATCGGAATTTATTCAGGTAACGGAAAGTTCATTGGATTCCAAAAAAGTACAGGTATTGCAGAAGCTAGTATGTCT